TTTAGTATCCATAATGTCTCTCCTTGTGTGTATATTTAAACTATAACCCAAGATATACAAGAAGTCAAGAATTATTTACAATTAATTTAAAATAAATACAAAGCTAGTGATTCTTTTATCAATATTTGTGTTTTACCTATTGACAAAACCAAAAAAGTATGGTAAACTTTAAACATATAGAAAAGATAGAGAACGAACAACCTCTATAGCTTGTGTTTATCTTGTTGTGAGTTAGTTCTTATCTTAGGTGTAACGAAGTTAACTATATAGGAGAGTGTTATGAGAAAAGAATTACCTAAAGGTTCTAAGCCTTATCTAGTAGAAGTAAATACAAGCGAGAGTGGTTTTTATCATTTACGTCTATTTAATAGAGTGGCTAAAAAAACCTGTATGAAAAGAATACCTAAAGATGTAGTGTTTATAGACCTTGATTACAAACACCCAAGAGCTGCTAAAATTAAGCGCGCTTACATTAAACAAGAATATGTTGATTTAGAGTTAAATATATACCAATCTTTGTAAGTTATCTATTGACAAACAACATAACCTATGGTATAATGGTTTTGTAATAAAAAGAAGTGTATAACAAGAATAATACAAACACTCTCCTGAGCTGTCTACTTGCTCTAATATACTCACCTCTCACAGAGTGTATTTAAAAAGTAGTTCTAATTCCTGAAGTGGTGCCGTTGTTACGCGCATTCATGCAGCAGGAACTTAGGGCGTAAGCCCAACCCGACAAGGATGGATGAAAATCCAAAGCAGCTTGGTATCTGTGTAAAGTGCCTCCTAACATGTACCGGTATCGGAAGTCGGTCAACAAAATGCGTCCGATGGTGTTTGTATGTTCCATTTATAAAACATACCTTGATTAATGCGGAGTAGCTCAGCAGTAGAGCGGGGGGCTCATAATCCCTAGGTCGTTGGTGCGAATCCAACCTCCGCCTCCAAATACAACAATAACAATAATAAGGGTTCTTAATGTTACTAAACCTTTTAATAGGTCCTATCACTACATTGATAGAGCGCCTTATCCCAGACAAAGAAAAATCAGACGAAGCCAAAACCGAGATGATGAATATCATGATACAAGCTCAAGCTAAAGAAATAGATTCTAAAGCTAGGGTTGTTATTGCTGAAGCTACTGGCGAATCTTGGTTACAAAGAAACTGGCGCCCTGTAACAATGATGTTCTTTCTTGTACTACTAGGTTCTTATTGGTTTGGTTTAGCTCCACAATATTTAATAGATAATCCAGCTATAGTTAGTAACTTGTTTACTTTACTAGAGATTGGTATAGGTGGTTATATCGTTGGTAGAAGCGCTGAAAAGGTTTCTGAACGTATTAGCCGAAAGAAGTATTTTGATAGCTTGAGGAATGACTATGGCGCACTTACGCCGGAACAGGTCGCAGTATTCTCCAAGGCACTTGAAAAGGCCGAAGATGGAAAGTGATTTATTACATATATTAAAAGAGTTATTCTTTATACTTATAGGCCCTATTATGGGTCTTTTTGCGTGGATAGGTAAACGCCTACACACAAGGATTGATAACATGGAAAAAGAAATCCATATACTAGAAACAGACAGTGCAGTACAATACTCTAGGCTTAAGGATATTAAAGAAGATATCCAAAGTTTAGATAAGAAACAAGATAAGATGGATACGAAGATAGATAAAATCTTAGATAAAGTGAGAGACTAATGGGCCGTAAATCCACCTACAAGAAGAAGTATTCAAAACAGCTTATAGATGGTATGCGTAGAGACTGTAGAATGTCTATTGATAAATGCTGCCAAGAGTGGGGCGTTACACGTAATGCTTATTATGGTTGGTTAGATCAACACCCAGACTTTAAACAAGCTGCTGAGATAGGCGAAAGAGATTTTATGATAGCTTTCCATGACCTTATGGTAGACAACGCTGAAGGCTCTAAGAAGGGTAATGCTGGCGTACTAACACTGATGGCTAAGAATATATTGAAATGGTCTGATAAAGTAGAGATAGAGAATACAGGACCAGAACAGATTAGCCGTATTGAGATAGAAGTGTTACAAGACAAGCGTTCGGAGTTCGCGAACCTAGAACACGATAATATAGAAGACGCTGAATATGACGACTAAAAAGGTTTCATTAACAAAGTCACAAGCTGAGTTTATGAATCTAACAACCACCAACAATCTATTTTGTGCTGGTATGGGATCAGGTAAGACATATACACTTGGACTTGCTGCCGTCTTAGATATAATGAAAGGTGGAGAGGTCTTTACAGTTGTATACGAACCAGATTATACGTTGATTAAAGAGGTTGCATTACCGAGTGTTGAGTATTGGCTTAACTTCTTTGATGTAGAGTACACATATAATAAAAATGATCACAAGATAACAACAAAGAGCCCCCAGATAGGTAACATCTTATTTAAGTCTTTAGATGACCCTGAGAAGCTTATTGGTTATCAATCCTACTCTAGTCATATAGATGAGTTAGACACTCTTAACGAAGAGAAAGCAGCCCTAGCATATAGAAAGATAATAGGTCGTAACAGGTTACAGCCTAATATACATAAAGATTATAGAGAGTATAACAAGAATACTGATTCGTGGGACGTTATAAATAGAATCAATGTCTACACAACCCCAGAGGGTTATAAATTTTGTTATAAGAAGTGGAAAGCTCAGAAGCTCAAAGGCCATTCAATGGTTCAGGGTAAGACAAGAGAGAACCCAACGATTACAGACGCCTACATCGAAGAGATGACACAAGGCTTAACAGAGCAGCAAGTGAACGCTTACTTAGAAGGTGAGTTTGTTAATATGACCTCTGGTACTGTCTACTACGCTTATGATAGAGAAGTACATACAAGTAAAGAAACAATACAACCGCGTGAGCCCCTCTATATAGGGATGGATTTCAACGTATATAATATGTCAGCATCAGTTTATGTTAAACGTAATGGTGGTCAGGAATGGCACGCTGTGGACGAGATTCACGGTGTACGTGATACAGCTGATATAATAAGTATTATACAAGATAGGTGGCAGAGTCAAGGACACGTTATATATGTGTATCCTGATGCTTCTGGTGCAGCTGCTAAGACAAGTGCAGCATCAAGTGATATAGCCCAGTTAAGGGCTGCTGGTTTCTCGGTGAGAGCTAGGAAGAAGAACCCGAGAGTTAAGGATAGGGTGGCTGCTACTAATAGAGCCTTTGAACAGAGTATATTATATGTTAATGAAGATATGTGTCCACAAGTGGCTACGTGTTTTGAACAACAACCATATAATAAGATGGGTGAACCGTGTAAGAATAGCGGAAGCGACCATCAAAATGATGCTTCAACATACCCAATAGCTTATGAGTTACCTATTAAGAAGAAAGCTTTTAAATTAGATATAAGTTTTCAGCTTTAAGCTACTAAAAACCCTTGACAAATAACTAATACTATGATATAATAGTATCAAATAATAAGAGCAATAAATGTCTATAGATTCAAAACACCCAGATTATAAAGCACACATCGATAGATGGTCACTAGTACGTAGTGTCGTAGATAACGACGCTTCACGTTTTATACGTACAGTGGATACTAACGATACGTCTAGGTCTGCTTCTTATAAAGAAGGCGCTATCTTAACCAACTTCACAAGCTTAACAAAAGAAGGGCTTACAGGGTTAGTTATGCGTAGAGATCCTTCAATAGAAATTCCTACCTCAATTGAATACCTCAAAGAAGATGCTACCGGCGATGGTAGGGGCTTGAGCCAATTAGCCAAACAATCGCTAGGCGAGGTAATGACAACAGGCCGTATAGGCTATCTAGTAGATTACCCACGTAGAGAAGGTAGTACATCTGTTAGAGATACAGAAGAACTCAAAGCACGTATCTTAATGTATAGAGCAGAGAATATAATTAATTGGAACATCGAAAGAGTTAATGGTAAAGCAGTTATTAAGTTTATCGTTATGTATGAACCAACTCTTGAACAACATGAAGATGATGAATTCCAGTGGGAACTAAAAGACAAATATAGATTACTTAAGCTTGATAACGAAGGTAACTACTTCCAAGCATTGTATGATGAAGAATTTAACGTAGTAGATTTTGTATACCCTTTAGATAACAGAGGTAACAACCTTAAAGAGATACCTTTTACATTTGTTGGCGCTGCTGACAATAATGAAGATATCGACAAAGCTCCTTTATATGACTTAAGTGTTTTAAACATTGGTCACTATAGAAACTCAGCTGATTATGAAGAGTCTGTATTCGTGGTAGGTCAACCGACTATCTTCGTTTCAGGTAGCTGGGGTATTGAAGAGTTTAAAGAAGCCTTACCACAAGGTATTAAGTTTGGTAGTAGAGCTGGGTACTTCTTAGGTGAAGGCGGTAACGCTAGCCTAGTACAAGCCAATCCAAACCAATTAGCTGATGAAGCTATGAAGAGTAAGCTTAAACAAGCCGCTTATATAGGTGCTAGATTGATTTCAGAACCAGGTGGTAGAGAGACAGCAGAAGCTGCAAGACTACGCTTTAGTTCACAGAACAGCGCACTACACACTATCGTATTAAACGTTGATGATGCATTAATTAAAGCCATGGAATTTTGTGTTATGTTCATGGGTGGTAATGTTGAAGAGATAAAGTTTAAATTAAATAGACAGTTTTATGATGAGAGTGCAGACCCACAACTAATAGCACAAAGCATTATGTTGTTTGACCGTGGTTTGATATCTCGTGAAGAGATTAGAGACGATCTTAAACAAAAGAATGTTTTAGATGTTGATAAGACAATACAAGAATTAGACGAAGAGTTATTAAATACAGACCCTTTTATAGGTGGTAATGATGCCGACGATACAGAACAAGTTAATTAGGCACCAAGTCCTTTTAGAGCGTTTCGCAGGTAGTGTAGCTAAGACAATTCAAAACGGTATTGATAGAGCTAGAGACACAGCGTTAGCAGCGTTGATAAGTGGAGTTAACAACTTAGACACTAGACAACTACAAGCTGACTTAGAAGTATTAATTAAAGCAGCTACAGATAAAGCTTTAGAAGAGATTAAAGAACTAAGTAAATATGAAGCAGATTTTAACGTAGCTTTACTTAAGAAAGAATTAGACGACGTAGCAGACGCTACAGAGGCAGCTGTATTAGCAGCCTTATTAAACAAAGCAATGCCTGTAGGGTTGGCNGATAAGAAAGCTAANCGTAAGCTAGAGCCTGCTTTAAATCAGTTTGCAAAGAACACAGCTAAACAAATAGCACAGCCTGTAAAGGATTCACAGATAACAGGTGGAGATGTTTTAATAGCAGCAGCTACAATAACAGCCTTAGCAGGTGGATTATTAAAGTCACAAGCTAAAAGCTTATCAAGAGCTGGGGCAGGCCACGCAGCACAGACAGCCGGTGAAGAAGTTTATAAGGCTAACAACGAGATTGAATATGTTGAGTGGGTAAGTGTCCTGGATAGTGGTACTACAGATTATTGTAGAGCACACGACGGCAGACGGTATCCAGTAGGTGTGGGTCCAAGACCTAAAGCACATTATAATTGTAGAAGCGTTACAAGACCTTTAATACCTGGTG